GGCTCTGGTGAAGGCTCTGGTGAAGGCTCTGGTGAAGGCTCTGGTGAAGGCTCTGGTGAAGGCTCTGGTGAAGGCTCTGGTGAAGGCTCTGGTGAAGGCACAGGTGAAGGAACTGGTGAGGGAACTGGTGAAGGTGAAGGAACTGGTGAGGGCGAAGGCACAGGCGAAGGTGAAGGCACAGGTGAAGGCGAAGGTGAAGGCGAAGGCTCAAGTAGTGGGCCAGGTGGTTCATCTGGAGAGTCAGGTGCAGCAGCAGGTGGCGCAGGTCCAGGCGGACCTGGTGATGATGGTGGCGGCAGCGGTGGCGGAGATGGACCTAGTGATGGACCTAGTGATGGCGGTGGCTGGGGTGGTGATGGAGGTGGTGGTGATGGTGGTGGTGGTGGCGATGGAGTCACACCAGTTACACCTGTAGTGCCTGGCAATCCCAGAATTCCTGGTACAACCTGGAGTGACGTTAATAAGCAAACTGGTCTAAGTCCTGGCTTTATGCAAGCACAGCCATACTACAACACAACAAATGATGTTCAATCCAAATACTATTGGGGTGGCGCACCTATGCAAACTGGTGCTACATTTAACCCAGCGCAAGCTCAGAATATTCCACAAGCACCTGTAGTGCCCTGGGGCATTCAGGAAATTGCACAACAACTAACTCCAGAAGAAACTGCACAGTTGATATATGGCTTACAGCCACAGCAACAAGCACAACCTGGATATGCTATTCCACCAGAGTGGTTACAGCAATGGCGTAACAGTTAAACGCTAAATAACTTAACAATAAAGGACATACATCATGAGTTTTGGCAAAGGCGGAGGCAGCACGCAAACAACTGTAGAAATGACTCCAGAACAAAAAGAACAAATTGCGCTGCAAAACAAGTTCTTCAAAGAAACAATTGCACCCACATACGAAGGTGCTGTTCGTGGTGCCACAGACATTTACAATAAGAATGCTCCTGGAGCACTAAATGCTGCTCAGAATCAAGCTCGCACTGCTATGCAAGCACAAGAAGCCTTGGGTGGCACTGGTGAAAGTGCGCTACGCTCAGGTATCAGTGGCTTACAAAGTCTGTTTAATCCAGATTATGAGCGCACACAAATTGCAGCCGCATTGGCACCAGCACAAGCACAGTATGCACAAAACGTAGAAATGCAAGGACGCAGTTTTGGTGGCACTGGCAACCTAGGTAGTGCCCGTCAAGCATTAGCAGATCGTCAATTGGCAGGCGCAACACAAAGCGCACAGATGAAAACTGCTGCTGACATTCAGCAACAAATTGCCGCACAACGAGCAGGTGTTGGCGCACAATTAGCACAACTTGGCCAAGGCGGTATTGGACAAGCATTAGGAGCCTCAGGCAGCGCAGTAACAGCCTCCATGGTTCCACAACAGTTATACAACCAATATGCCTCAGTGATCTTTGGTACACCTTCAGGAAGTTATAATCCAGACTTCCGTGGTACACAAAGTAGTTCAGGAACATCCAGCAATTGGAATATTGGCGCAAAAATTTAAGGATAATATATGGCATACGATGCATTTGGTGAATACACAGGTGGACAGCGTGATCCTTACGAGGAAGAACGTTTGCGCCAGGAAGAAGAAGATAGAAAACGCAGAGAAGAAGCGGAACAACTGGCTCGTGCTGCTGGAGTTGCAGGTGGCTACGTGCCTGGCGGCCCTGGTGTGGCTGGTGGTGAAGGCTCTGGAACTTACTATGATGCTGAAGGCCGTTTAATTGTTCCATCACCCAGTTCAGGACCTATTGCGCCTGATTCTGATCCCCTGGGTTCATTTATTGCACAAAAGTTACAAGGTGTTAAGGATCGTTTTGGACAAGTACAAACTGCTTTTGAAGACCCAGCTAAAGCATTTCAAGAACGTATGGATGCTGCCACTGCTCCAGTCAAGCCTGATGCAGTAGTTAAGAAAGAACAAGTAGAAACTCGTGCTGACGGAACCAAGGTTGTAAAGACAACACAAGAGTTACCAAGTGCTGCACCAGCGCAGGCCTTTCCAGTTGCCCCACCTGGCGGCTTTCAGGGACAGACTGATGAATTTGGTGGTGTTGATGCTGCTGTTGCGCAACAAGCAAGACAAAATGCACAGACTCCCGCAGCAGTAAGCACAGCATTACCATCAACAGGTGTCGCTGCTGCTCCAGCTGCTGCTTCTGACTACAATGCACGTATTGCACAAATGGAATCTGGTGGACGTGATGACATTGGTTATCATGATCGTAGTAAGAGTAGCGCATATGGCAAGTATGGCATCACAGACAAAGCATGGACAGATGCACAACGTGCTAATCCAGCATTGGCAGGTGTTCGTAAAGAACAAGCAACTCCAGCACAAATGGAACTGGCACAAAATGCAGTTACAAACAACAATGCCAGATACCTGGGCAAGTTGGGTGTTGAAGTTAATCCCAACACATTAGCAGCCGCACACTTTATTGGTGCTCAAGGTCTTGCAAATTACTTGCGTGATGGCACCATAAGTGAAGGTGCTATCAAAGCCAACGGTGGCTACGACAAAGCAAAACAAATTATTGATCAACGCCTGGGTGGCGTGGCTGCTCCAGCATCAGGTGCCGCACAACAACAGCGTCCAGCTCCTACAGCGCCTGTTGCTCCTACACTGACTGCTCCAGAAGCTCCTGTTGCTGCACCAGAAGCAGTAAGCCCATACAGTTTAAGCACTGGCCAAACAGGCCTGGGTTTGCGTATGCCCACAACACCTGCTCCAGTAGCTAGTCCATCAGCACAAGCAATCAGCACATATCAAGCAGTGCAAGATGACCCTATGGCATTATTGAAACTGCGTCAAGATTCTACAGTACCTGCTTTTATTCGTGAGCGTGCAGGCGCACAAGCATATGAGTTATTGAACCGTGAACGCAAAACAGCAGCCGCAGAAACGCAAGTTGAGAAGATGGTTGCTGCTGGTGATCAGAATACAATTGCTAAAACTTTAGCCAGCAAGCCCAAGACAGAAGAAGGCAGTTTCTTAAAGGCAGTGTTGTATGCTCGCTTGGGACTAACAGATCTTGCTGCTGAAGAACAACAAAAATTAGGTGCTGGCACCAAGTGGACCAGCATTACAGGTCCTGATGGTGAAAATGCACTTGTTAAAGTTGCTGCCAATGGACGCCCATTAGAAGGTGTAAAGAGTGATGGCACTGCTTTCACAGAAAATGAATTAATTAAGTTTGGTGGCAACGCTGGTGTTAAGTTTACCAAGCCAGATGTATCAATGCAGGACGTGGAAAAGGATGGCCAGAAAGGTCGTGTTGTTACAACATATGATCGTAATAATAAGCCAACCACAGTGGTTGAATCTGGTGGCAAGACATTCAAGTATGATGCCACATGGAAGCCAACCTCAATTGGTGTTGCCGCAGAGAAAGCTGAAACAGCAGCAGGTATCAAATTGCGCTATGCAGGTCCTACAAGTTACACAGAAGCAGGTGCAGCAGCAGCTGGTAAGTTTAATTTTGAGAATGGCACTAACATTGGTTATGCGTCACAGACTCCAGGTGCTCCGCTAGTTGACTTGAACACAGGTAAGCCAGTGGCAGTAAGTGCTGGTGGTGTTATCACAACTACACAAACAGGCATTCCTGGTGCGGCTGCACCTGGAGGTGTTACAACTACTGCTCCAGCAGCCGTAGGCGGTCAGACACCAGCACAAATTACTGGTGAAAGAGAAATTGGTAAAGTTGCCAAAGAACAGTTTGTTAAAACAACTGTGCCAGCAGTGCTTGAACAAGGCAATAATGGTCGTGACATTGCAACTGCTCGTAGACAACAAGTTGCTATCATTGAAAACAATCCAAGCATCTTGGATATCTACAATGGTTCAGGTGACAACTATGATCGTGGTCGTAATGTTATCAGCAAGTTGTTGACAGGTGCTTACAATGAAAACAACTCAGGTGACTTCTACAAAGATGTCAAAGGCACAGGCTTAGACAGCAATCAACGCAGTGCATTAGAGCAAATGTGGAACTTGACAAGTGGTATCAACGGCAAGACATTGAAGACCAACACAGGTGGTGGACCAATCAGTAATGCTGATATGAAGACCAACCAAGCAGCCAACTTGCAAAACTTTACAGAAACAACACCACTGGGTGCGCTACAAGTTATTAACCGTAGCAAGTTCACTGGTGACTTGGACACTGCCAAAGCCGCGTTTATTGCCAAGAATCCTAACTTGAATGATGAAGTCAAATTTAATGATGCCTGGTCAAAAGAAAGCGCAAGATATACCAAAGCGTATGAAGGTATTGCAGATGCTAGAGCACAGTTCTTGAAACCATTTGCTCCACCTAGAGACGCTACACGAGAACAACTCAGTGTGTTCCGTGACAAGGTATTCAAATCGTTTGAAATGTATCCTGTTCCTGCATATGATGCTGAAGCAGGTAAGTGGAGTTATGGTACAGCCAACGCTGAACGAGCAGCCGCTAAGAAACTATTAGGAAGATAATATGACAGAAGCAGAAGTAGAAAAATTACGAGCAGGTGGTATCAGTGATGCCATCATCCTTGAAATGCAAAAAGATGAGAGCACTGCTAAAGGACAGGCTGCTCCTGCTGCAACGGCCACAACTGAATTGCCAGAAGTTGATCCTAACACACCTAGTCGTGTTTACAGCCAAGCACAATCTGCTGGCACACCAACTGAAGGCGCAGGACAAACATGGGCACAAACTGGTGCTGAACTTGGTGGAGTATTAATTGATAATGCTGGCAAGATTGGATTGGGTGGTTTAGGTGCCGCTGGCTTAGGTGCTGGTGCAATGTATAAACGCGGCAAAGGAATTGAATTAGAAACAGAAAAACTGAGACAGCAAGGCATTCAAAATCGCTTTGACGCAAGAGCCGCACAACAAGCCGCACAACAAGCCAGACCAATGCCAGTGGCACCAGGTCCTTTAGTAGATGCCCAGGGCCGCCCAATGCAAATGCAAGCAAGGCCAGTTGCTCCTGCTGGTGCTGTGCCCACTGCTCCTATTGCTCAAGCCGCAGAACAAGGTGTTGTAAATCGTGCCAAACAAGTTGTGCAACAATTGGCTCTGAGCAAACTTGCACCAATGGCCACTAACCTGTTAAAAGGTGCCAATGTGGCCAGTCTTGCTGGATACAGTGCAGACTTGGGTCCTAAGACTCCGCAAGCAGGTCGTATGCGTGGTATGGAAATTAACCCTCTAACAGGTGCTCCATGGACTCCAGAACAAATTGCACAGTACGAAGCCAATCCTGCACAGTATGATGCGCAGATGGCACCGCCACAGTTTCGTAGGTAAGTAAGCATATGACAACAGCAGAACAACTAACCCAAATCTTCAAAGACAACTTTGTTGTTTACTTTCGTAGCCATGTGGCACATGTAAACATTACTGGTCGCACATTCCAAAGCGATCATGAATTGCTTGGTGGTATCTACGAAGCTAGACAAGCACAAATTGATTTCATTGGCGAGCTATTACGCACACTAGGTGAATATATGCCTTGTGATATTAGTGAAGTGCTGTCAGACAGTCAATTTGGCACAGATGAGTTATCTGGTAGTGCTGACTTTTTACTTGAAGCTGTCAAAGAAGATTTAGAATTCTTAGCAAATGAATATCGTGAACTAATTGTAATTTCTGAATTAGAAGATGAAACCCAGATTGCCAACTACGCACAAGAACAAGTTCTGAGTTTAGCCAAGCAAATCTGGATGTTAAATTCTACATTAAGTTAAGCCGTCAAGAACACGATCAAGAACCAGGCGATTTTACGGCTTTCTAACCTGGGTTCAACGAATTGGCAGGCGTGGCTTGTGTTGTGTTCACTTTAATCGCTTGTATGCGTATGATCCACGCACACTATAACCCGCACGTTCATGCAGTTTTAAGAAGCCTGCTTGATCATGACGCATCGTAGTACTACAAATAATGTAGTTGCCAGCATAGTTTGCCAGACGTTCCCAATGCTCCATCATATCTTTTACTAATTTAACTCGCATGCGCGATGGCAATACCAGATCCACATGTGCCATGCAAACAATCACCATTGGGTCATCACTCCAACAAGCACGATCTCCACTCTTGGCCCAAGTATAAGCAAGTAAACGGTTATCATCTTGTGCTCTGCACACTGTAATCATCTGCGTTCCTGGATAGTAGATCTGATTCATAATAGCAAATGTTATATTACGAGTCATTGTAGGTACTTCAGGCGAGAAGATATCATCAATCTCTGTTTCAAAGTGTTGTTTTGCCATGCTGACGATATCATTTGTATCGCTCATGTCAGCAAGTCTCCATTCATGTTCTATCATTTCTATTCCTTTCAAGTGATACTTTATTTAATGTCGCAGCGGTAGCCATGCTAAATAAAAGTATGGAAAAGAACACTGACAAGAAAAGCAATCGCGGTGGAACCCGTAAAGGGGCAGGTCGCCCAAAAGGTAGCCGCGACCAAGTAAGTATCAAAGCCCTGCTAGATACATTAGACCGTCAAACTGGCGGCAGAGATTACGAAGAATTATTAGTAGAAGACTTTTTATTGGCTCGTAATGAAGGCGACAAGCAAACTACACTAAAGTACCACAATTTGATTTTGAACAAGGTTATGAATAGTCTTGCCAAAATTGAAGTTACTGATAGCAAAGATGCAATTGAAGCCAAACAAGCAGCATTTGCAGAAGCACTTGCTCGTCTCACTGGTGTTATACCAGATACTAAATAAGACTATGCCACTAACCGTAGTGAAGCGGCAATACACATAAAGGAAAACAATATGAAAGAAGCAAGAAGTCAAGCAGCGACTCCTGGTTTTGATGCCGCAACTGGCACTTCAAGTCCAGGCTACAGCCGTTCAGCTGATAAGTTCGCCAAGAACCAACACACAGGTCACAGCAATGATGGACGCACTGTGAACTTTGGTCGTGGCCCAACAGTAGGTAACAAGAGCAGCAAGTCTACTCCTGGTACTGATTCAATGTCAGCATGCCATCCTGGACATGACATATTCAAAGGCAGTGCTAATCCACAAGTTCGCACCCCAGGCGGCACTAGAGCATTTGAGCCTAAAGCAACACAGAATTACAAAGGCAACGCTGACAGTATCAATGTAGGACGTGGCCCAACTAAAGGGAACCAACTATAATGTCTGCATACATCGTAGCAGGAGCCACAGTTGCTCTAACAGCCACAGCCTCATCCAGTGGTAGTAGCATTACACCAGCCGCTGCCAGTGTTGGCTTAGATGGCGCCAATGGCCCATCATTTTTAAAAGTAGTAAACACCAGCGCCACTGAGCCTGTGTTTTTCAGAACAGGCGCTACTGCTCCTACAGCAGTAATTCCAGTAACTGCAACCAACACAGGTAGCAATTGTATTGCTCCAGGCACAACTGAATATATCAAAGTAAATGCCGCTGGACAGCCACCAGTTGAAATCTTCTTTGCTGTGGTGGCTGCAACATCAACAGCAGTATATGTTACTCCAATCACTCTAGTATAAGGAAAATAAAATGAGTTCAAATCCACAAGGCGGAAAAGCCATTAATCAAAAGCGTGGCCCTACTACAGGCAATGCTGGTAACGCAACCAAGCGCACAACTTTCATGGACGATAAAGCTACCTCTGGTTCAGAGCGTAGTAAGATTGCAAGTATGATCACAGATGCATTAGAAATGCGTGGTCGTGGCACACAGTCTAAAATTGATCCAGCTCTTGAAGGCTTACACAGCAACACAGGTCCTAAAAAGAATCCCACTGCTGATGGTAGCAAGTTGCCTAAGAAATTTAAGAAGTAATCATGGGTGCATTTTCATTTGGTCCTGATACTCGTGCTCCTGGCGGTGGCGGGCAAGACTACAATGGTAATCCCATTGGCGGAGGTATGGGCGCACAATTTAATTTTGGTGGCCCACGCCTGGGTGGAGGCCCAGCACCAGCTTATGGCGCACCTCCAGCAGCTGGAGATTTGTATAATAGAGCAGCTCGCCAGGCACAAGACAATCCAGTAACAACACCTGGAGTCAACCCACAAATGGGATCTGGCTTTGGTAATCCAAGACAATTTAATCCAGGTGGTGGCGTAATGCGACCAGCTGCTGGTAATCGTTTTAGACCACCAATGGCTCCAGGAGTCAGTCCACAACAAGTAATGCAACAGGCCACAAACGTCCTGGGTAACAATCCACTTGGATTTGGTGGCCAGGCTGGTAACCCACAAATTGGTTTTGGTCCAGCGCCAATTGTAGATCCCAATGCTCCTAATCCTTTAGGACCTGCAGGACAGCAATCAGTTGTACCACAGCAAATTCAGAATGCCGCAATGGGTCCTGGATTCAGTGGTGGTAAGAGTAGTGGCGGTAAAAGCGGCGGCTTTTAATCACTAAGTAAGTACAGCAAGGGAACAGACTTCCCTTGCTTTTAGCATAGAAAATTAAGGAAAAGAAAATGCAAACAAACAAACCTGCGGACAATCCTTGGGACGCTCCTGAAGCGACACCTGAGCGGGCTCCTGCAAAAACAACAAAAACAAAACGCAGTGACACAGTGGCCAAGGAAGTGCTAGACATTCCCACACCTGCCCCAGTAACACCTGCAGCCGCATTTGCTGGTGAATACGACATTGATGGCTTGATGACAGACTTCCCAACAGCAACAGACCTAGAGCGTTTTGTATACGACGAAACTGGTATTGTGCTACAGTTAAAAGGTCGTGCAAACAAGTTAAAGTATCAAGTGGCAATGGATGTGCTGAATGGAGAACAAGTTGATGCTAAATTTGTTGGTGGTGATAACCCATACATTGACCGCACAGAACTAGTTCCTATTGATCCAATCAAGGAACCACCTGCACGTAGTACAGCATTGCCAGATCGCAGCCAACTACAAAACATCTTTATTAGCAATGTAATTCCTCATCCAGATGATGAAGCCAGAGCACAAGATAAAAAAGTCAGCATGATGTTTCGCAAATACAACAATGGCATGATCAGTTATGAAATTCTTGGTCCACTAGAACAACGCCCTCATGGAGAGAAGATTGACAAGTTTGGTCGTGTTCGTCCAGAAGTAATCAAATGGGTTGATCCACGCACAGGTGAACAAGTTGTGATGCGTGAAGACGGCACATTAACTCCACAAGGCAAACGCCTGCGAGCCATGATGCAGACATTCAAAGTCAACAGAACTAACCAATGGGAAGTTTGGATTGACCGTGAGTTTGTAAGTCTGAATGACACAGTTGCACACAATCCTTGGGACTTAAAGGCCTAATATGACAGATCCAATCATTCGTGACACAATGATTGATCAAGCACAACAACAGCGTATGACTCGTGATACGCTTATTATGCAAAAGGTCAATCATGCACATCGTGAAGCGTTTATACAAAAGTTTCCAGGGCAGTTAGAACACTGCATGCGACTAACAGCAGAACGCTTGCAAGCTGTGTTAACCAACAAGCCCACAGCATTGAACAATCCAGACACTTGGGCTGCTTCAGCTGCTGAGATTGCCAGTTTAAGTGAAGCACTATGGCACCTGAGTGTTATTAGTCAAATTTACCCAATGGAGATCAGCAATGACCAACATAGCAAGTAATGAAGATAGTGGATTTGATGTCATTGGCAAATGGATCAGTGAACAGCATTGTCATTTGACCTTTCGTCTTAACGAAGATGGCCTGGGCGAAACTGAAATTGATTATGATTTTGACCGTTATGATCTTGCTTTCTTGCGTGATATCATTACTGAATTTTTAGATTCAGCCCCTAAGGAATAATATGCTTGGCACAGAAACTTTGATGGCTCGTGCTTTGCGTTATAGTTTAGACAAGAACTCAGTTGCTCCTGAAACTTACAAAAACTGGCCCTCAAATTTACAAAACCAATTACAAGATTTAGTAATTGATGTTGCTGATGAAATGAAGTATAATCAATTAAAATACTTTAGACCATTTGCACATCAACTTACTTTTTTTGCCACAGGTGACAGCGAACGCCGTGGCATATTGGCTGCAAACCGTATTGGAAAAACAGTATCAACATGTGCTGAAACAGCAATGCACTTGACAGGACAATATCCTGATTGGTGGAATGGCTATCGTTTCAACAAGCCCATCACTTGCATGGTAGCAGGTGAAGGGTGGAGCCAGGTTGCGCTTGTATTACAGAATGAACTGCTGGGATCGCAGGACGTTAAGATTACAGATAATCTTGGTTCAGGATTCATTCCTCGCGACTGCATCATAACAGACACCATGCGTAATGATGGTGCCAACTGTATTGGTGTAGAAGTTAAACATGTAAGTGGCACTAATAGCTATTTGTTGTTTGCAAACTATACGCAGGAAGTTCGTCAACTGCAAGGTTTTAAACTTAATTTGGCAGTGTTTGATGAACAGCCACCAGATGACTTCTTCTCTGAAATTGTTACCAGAACTGCTACCACTCAAGGCAAAGTGTTGTGCTCGTTTACACCACTCAAAGGCTTGAACGGTCTAGTAAGTAAATTTTGGAACAAAGAAGAAGGATATGAATTTATTCGTGTAAGTTGGGATGATTGCCCTGAGTATGATCCTTGGGGTGAAGCATTCCTGCTGAAGGCCACACGCCGTCAGTTAGAGCGCGACTACTTGCCACATGAAAGAGAAGCCCGTATTGCTGGTAAGCCAGTTATGGGTAAAGGTGCTGTGTTCCAATTACGAGAATGGCCCACATACACTACTGGACAAATTGACTTCAGTCGTATTCCAAACATTCAGCGTGTGATTGCCCTGGACTTGGGTTTAGTCAATGATGCTACAGTTATAAGTTTGATGTATTGGGAACCATATGAACGAGTCGCTTACTTACATAGACAAATTATTGTGCAGGGTATTGAAGAAGCAGTGCCCTCTAATTATATCAATCATTTGCTTCGTCCTGAAGTGTTTGGCACTCCTATTGTGTTACCTGCTGACGGTAGCACTCCTGGCAGATACACCATGAGTTCAAGTAGCATACGTGAACTGTTTGAAAGTTATGAACTTAATGTGTATCACAAAGCAATTATGAATCCGCCTGATCAAGAAGGGCGTGTGACCAATCACAAGAGTTATGGTATTAACCAAATGCGACAAATGCTGGAAGTTGGCAGTCTGATGATCAATGAAAACTGCACCAAGTTCTTAAGTGACGCACAAAACTACTATGTGGATCAGCAAGGACGCTTTAGTGATCCAGATGACACAATTGACTCATGTCGTTATGCTCTCCTAGCAGTGCTACAAGGCATTGCAGAGCCCTGGGACAATAGAACACCACAACAACGCATGGCAGCAGCCCGTGATAAGTTAATGAAACCAAAAGACCAAAGCAGTAAACCTGCTTGGAAACAAACAATGAGCCCTGGAGGTTAAATGACAATAGAAGCAAGATATTTGTGTTCAATTGAACACAACACAGTAATTTTATGCGAACGACACGCAAAGATATTTGAAGCAATGGGCATTACAGCAGATGTGCCGCACACTATTGTAGAACTTGAAGCAGAAGATGCTCCAAAGTACTGTCATTCATGTGACTTACAAACCGCAAAAGCGTATGCACAAGCAGTAGAAGCTGCCAATACCCCGCGTATCGTGTTACCTGGCGAATATAATTGATGCTAAATAAGTTATCAGAAAA